GATTGGGACGGGTTCTTTATCTTTAACAACAACTTTGATTACATTGAACAAATTACAGACTACATTAACAGTCTGTTAGATGCTCAAGAAAAAGGTGAATTGGATTACAGTTTATGTTTTCTTTGGGATTCTGTGGGTTCAGTACCTTGTAAGATGACTTACGATGGTAAAGGTGGGAAACAACACAATGCTTCGGTTTTATCTGACAAAATTGGTATGGGTATCAACCAACGTATTTCAGGTTCTCGTAAAGCAGATTCAAAGTATGAAAATACTTTGATTATTGTAAACCAGCCTTGGGTTGAACTTCCCGATAATCCGTTTGGACAACCAAAAATCAAGGCTAAGGGTGGTGAGTCTGTTTGGCTTAACTCATCTTTGGTGTTTTTATTTGGTAATCAAAAAGGTGCGGGTACGACTAAGATTACTGCGACTAAGGACAAGAGAACTGTGAAGTTTGCTTCTCGTACCAAAATATCCGTAATGAAAAACCACATTAATGGTTTGGGTTATGAAGATGGTAAGATTATTGTCACACCGCATGGTTTCTTGGCGGGTAAAGATACTACTGAAGAGAAGGCTTCTATTGAGGCGTACAAGAAGGAGTATTCTGACTATTGGAAAGAAATCATTGGGTCAGATGGTGATTTTGTGTTGAAAGAGGAAAAAGAAGTTATTGAATAACATAAAACTATAATTGTGAATAGAACACTATTAGTTGATGCTGATAATCTCTTTAAAATTGGTTTTCACGGGGTAAAGGAATTTTACCACAATGGAAATCATATTGGGGGCATCTTCCATTTTGTTAACACACTTAGACGTTTCCTACAAGAACACAATTATGATAAAGTGGTCGTCTTTTGGGATGGGGTTAATAACTCGTCTCAAAGACGACTTATTTTTGCTCAATACAAAGAGAATAGACGGACTGAAACCAACGAGTTGAAGAAAGAGTCGTATGAGTGGCAAAAGTCTCGTGTGCGTCAATATATGGAGGAAATGTTCATACGTCAGGTGTGTGTTGACAATACCGAAAGTGATGACCTAATTGCGTACTACTGTCAAATTTCAAATGACGAGAAAAAAACGATTTTTTCATCGGATAAAGATTTAACTCAATTAATTTCGGATGATGTTGAAATATACTCACCAATCAAACACGAATATTACCGTAATGGTGATAAGATTAAAATTGGTAATTTATACATTCCACATCAAAATGTGGTTACTTACAAAATTTTGACTGGTGATAAATCTGATAACATTGATGGTATTTTGTTATTGGGTGAAAAAACTATTAGTAAAATTTTACCAGAGATACTTGAAAAAACGGTTTCTGTTTCTGATATTTTAACAACAATCAATAATTTGACTGAAGATGAAAAGAAACAAAAATCAATATCCAACATACTTGAAGGAAAAACAAAACGAGGTTTACTCGGTCAAGAATTTTTTGAAATCAACAAACGACTTGTTGATTTGTCCAACCCTTTAATATCTGAAGAAGGGAAAAAAGAAGTAGAAGATTATTACAGTGAGGAATTGGACCCGGATGGTAGGGGTTACAAGAATCTCATGCGAATGATGAATGACGATGGGATTTTTAAATATTTACCAAAAACTGATGATATGTGGGTGGAATTTTTACAACCATTTTTAAAACTAACAAGAAAAGAAAAAAAACGATTTAATATAAAAAACTAAAACTATGAAAGAACAAATGCAAGACACAACTAAGATGGAGTTCTTAATGACGTTAAACAACAACATCATTGTACAAAGATTTTACAACGTAAAAGGTTATAACCCAAAAGCTCGTAGGAGTTTGGAGGTTTCTAATCTTTTGAGAATTGTTGGTGAAATTGTCGAAAACAATCTTAAAATAAAATCATTGGTCTATATGGTAGATAACCAAGACCAAATTATGGCCGACCCTAAAATTTTAGAAACATCAAATACAGATGCACCTGAGTACTTTAACATCTATGTTAGAATAGGAGATGAGACAATTTGTCATAGAATTGTAGATGCTAAATTGTACCCACCAAAGGTCAGATATACCGTAGACATACGCCCAGAATTAAAAAGCATACTTACGGGACTAACTGACATTTTTTCAGATGAAAATTTAACTTATAGATACTTGAATTATCAGCTGGCTTAACAGTATTTATAAATCCAAGCTCACGTTAAAAATTAAAAAAAAATTATGTCAAACGATAAAAATTTCGGTTATTTAGGGAACACATTCCAAATTCAATTATTAAACAATATTATTCTCTATAAGGACTTTGCTACTTCTATCGTTGACGTGTTAGACCCCAAGTATTTTGATAATCAATATTTCCGTTTAATCATGCAAATGATACGGGAGTATTATATAAAATACGAACACGCTCCAACCTATAACACGTTGGAACAAATGAGTAAATCTGAGATTTCATCACCAATGGCTCAAAAAATGGTGATGGATATGCTTGAACAAGTAAAAGAATCACCAATTGAAGGTTCTGACTACGTCCAAGAAAAATCTTTAAAATTCTGTAAACAACAAGAACTACAAAAGGTTATGTCTAAGGCTCAGAAAATTATTGACAAAGGAGATTTTGAAAGTTACGACCATCTTGAGGAAATGGTACGAGAAGCTCTCCAAGTTGGAGAAGTTGAAATTGGTACTTCGGATGTGTTCTCAAATCTTGACGAGGTTTTAGATGATGATTACAGACATCCAATACCTATGGGTATTCAAGGTATTGATAATCTACTTAAGGGTGGTTTAGCTAAAGGTGAAATTGGTGTAATATTAGCACCTACTGGTGTTGGTAAGACGACTATATTAACTAAATTAGCAAATAACGCGTTCAATTTAGGGTATAATGTGTTACAAATATTTTTTGAAGACAATCCAAAAATTATTCAACGTAAACACTTCACAATGTGGACAGGTATTGCACCTGATGACTTATCAAATCACAGAGATGTTGTGATAGAAAAGGTTAAAGAAATTAAACTTAATACAAAAAATAAATTAACTTTGAAGAAGTTACCATCAGATACTATGACTATGAATCAGATTAAAAATCAAGTTAGAAAAATGACGGCTGAAGGTAATAAAGTTGATATGATTGTTTTAGATTACATTGATTGTGTGGTTCCCGATAGGAAGTTAGAAGATGAATGGAAGAGTGAGGGTTCTGTTATGAGGGCATTTGAGGCACTTTGTCATGAATTACAAATTGTTGGTTGGACAGCAACTCAGGGTAATCGTTCATCTATATCATCAGAGGTTGTTACTACAGACCAAATGGGTGGTTCTATTAAGAAGGCTCAGGTTGGTCACGTAATTATCACGGTAGCTAAAACTTTACAACAAAAAGAAATGAACTTGGCAACAATTGCAATTACAAAATCACGTTTAGGTAAAGATGGAGTTGTATTTGAGAATTGTAAATTTGATAACGAATTTTTAGTTATCGATACTGAACAAAGTGTTACTTTCTTGGGTCTTGAAGAACAGAAAGAAGAAAGAAATAAAACTAGAATTAACGACTTGTTGAATAGAAGGCAACAAAGACAAAACACAACAAATTAAATAAAAAATTATGGATAATTATATTTTTAGCATGGCACTAAAAGAGCACCGATATGTCATTAAAAGAAACGGTGAGACAGTCTTATTTGAATCTGAGAAGATTAAAAATGCGGTTATTAAATCAATGGCATCAATTGATAAGATTGATGTCGAAATGGCTGACAAAATCGCAAGACTAACAACAAAAGGTATTTTCAAAGGAGATAAAGACCGAGTTCCTCATGTAGACGAAATTCATGATATGGTGGAAAATAAACTTATGGATAATGGTCTAAATGATGTTGCTAAAGAATATATCATTTACCGTTCAAAACACCGACCAAATATTTTTAATAAAAGAACCAATTTAAAACCTTACGAGTATCCAAATCTAAGTGAATATGTAGATGCTATTAGACATTCATATTGGGTTCATACTGAGTTCAACTTTACTTCTGATATACAGGACTTTAAAGTACACTTGTCTGAAAAAGAACAAACTGCGGTACAAAGAGCTATGTTGGCAATTTCACAAATAGAAATTGCAGTTAAAACATTTTGGGGTGACATCTACAAGAGATTACCAAAACCTGAGATTGGTAATGTTGGGGCAACATTTGCAGAGTCAGAAGTAAGACACGCAGATGCGTACTCACACTTAATTCAACTACTTGGATTAAATAGTGAATTTGAAAATTTGTTAGAGGTACCTGCAATTCGTAGAAGAATTAAGTATTTGGAAAAAACAATTTCAAATTCTAAAACTGTAGAAAACCAAGATTACTTTGAATCTGTTGTGTTATTTTCAATGTTCGTTGAGAACGTATCATTGTTTTCACAATTCTTAGTAATCATGTCATTCAACAAATATAAGAATGTATTAAAAGGTATTAGTAATGCTGTTGAGGCAACATCCAAAGAAGAAAATATTCATGCAGGATTTGGCTTTGATTTGGTAAACATAATAAAAAAAGAAAACCCTTCTTGGTGGTCTGAGGAATTAGTTGAGGATTTAATTCAAGCAACTAAGGATGCTTATGAGGCTGAAGAGGAAATTGTTGATTGGATTTTTGAAATGGGTGACTTGACTTTCTTGTCAAAAGCGCAGACATTAGAGTTCATCAAGCATAGATTTAATACTTCTTTAAATTCAATTGGTATTGATAATATTTTTGAAATTAACCAACCTCTTTTGGAAACAACCGAGTGGTTTGATGATGAAATTTTAACAACAAAACATACCGATTTCTTTAATAAAAGAAGTATCAATTATAGCAAGAAATCGAAATCAATAACGATGAACGATTTATTTTAATAAGATTAATTAAGAAACATGGAAAATAGAGAACCTTTTGATTGGATTAACGAAGAATCAATTACATTTCTTCGTAGAGGATATTTGAGTGAGGGAGAACAACCCTTAGAAAGAATTAAAACGATTGCAGAACATGCTGAAAAAATTTTAGGTATTGATGGTTTTGCAGACAAGTTCTACGACTATATGGGTCGTGGATGGTATTCATTATCATCACCTGTTTGGGCAAACTTTGGTAAAAAAAGAGGTTTACCTGTAAGTTGTTTTGGTTCTAACATTGGTGACAATATTGAATCAATTTTGTATACACAGGCTGAAGTTGGTGAAATGAGTAAAATGGGTGGTGGAACATCAGGTTATTTTGGTAATCTACGTGGTAGAGGTGCTACAATTACAGACAACGGACACGCACCAGGAGCAGTCCATTTCATGAACCTATTCCAAAGTGTTGTTGACAATATTTCGCAAGGTTCTACACGTAGAGGAAGATTTTCACCATACCTTCCTGTTGAACATCCCGACATCATGGAATTTTTAGAAATTGGAACTGAAGGTTTCCCAATTCAAGATTTGACACATGCTGTTACGGTTACGGATGAGTTCATGGAACAAATGGTAAATGGGGATAAAGAAAAGAGGGCTATTTGGGCTAAAGTAATTCAACGTAGAGGTGAGATTGGATATCCATATATCATGTTCACTGACACTATGAACAAAAAGGCGCCTGAAGTTTATAGAGATAAAGATATGAAAATTTACAACTCTAATCTTTGTTCTGAAATTGCACTACACAATTCGGAAGAAGAGTCTTTTGTTTGTGTATTGTCATCTATGAACTTACTTCATTATGATGAGTGGAAAGATACAGATGCGGTTGAGATGATGGTTTATTTCCTTGATGCGGTTGTTACTGAGTTTATTAGTAAAATTGATGACATTAAAAACAGTGGAACCATCGAAGGACGCCGAGCATTTTTCTACCTTGAAAAGGCTTACAACTTTGCTAAAAGACAAAGAGCACTTGGTTTAGGTGTTTTGGGTTGGCACTCACTTCTTCAGTCTAAAGGATTACCTTTTGACAGTAAGGACAGTGCAAGATTAAACATTGAGGTATTTAAACTTATTAAAGATAAGTCATACAAAGCGTCTGAAGCATTGGCGGAAATGTTTGGTGAACCTGAAACTCTTGTTGGATATGGTAGAAGAAATGTAACACTAAACGCAATTGCACCTACAACATCTTCAGCATTTATCTTGGGTCAGGTATCACAATCAATCGAACCAATTTGGTCAAATGCTTATGTAAAGGACGTAGCTAAATTAAAAGTGACTATTAAGAACCCTGTACTTCAGAAGTTATTGGCTTCAATAAAGAAAGACAACAAGGCGACGTGGGATAGTATTAAAAAACATGATGGGTCAGTTCAACATTTAGAGTTTTTAACAGAAGAACAAAAAGATGTGTTCAGAACATTCGCTGAAATTAATCAGTCAACTATCATCAACCAAGCGGCAATTAGACAAGATTTCATTGACCAATCACAGTCATTGAACTTAATGATTTCACCTGATATGCCAACTAAAGATGTTAATAAACTTCTTATTGATGCTTGGCAGTTAGGTGTTAAAACACTTTACTATCAACACTCAATGAACTCAGCTCAGGCATTCGCAAGAAAAAAACTTAATCTTAATGATTTGGTTTGCACGAGTTGTGAGGCATAAGACGTAAAAAACAACAATAATGAGTAAAAAACCCGGCAAGTACTTTGTCGGGTTTTTTTATTTCAAAAAAGCATTCTGTGAATATATTTATGTAATATGGCAGATGGTAAAACATATGGTATTAATTTTCCTTTCAGACAGAGTCAGGACGGAAAGTATCTATCATTATCACAAACACCTGAAGAGGAAATACGAACAGACTTGTTACATCTTATTCTTACAAGAAAGGGTAGTAGATATTATTTACCAAATTTTGGTACAAGAATTTATGAATTTATTTTTGAACCAATGGATGGTTTATCGTTTGAGGCAATTAAGGCTGACATAAGACAATCGGTTGATGAATTTTTACCAAATTTAGTTTTAAATGATATTACTATAACACCGTATACTGATGAACTTGAATTAGTTGGTGATATTAATATGGAAAACATTGGTGTTGGTGGTATTTACAGAGTACCCGGTACAGGTGTTGCGGACTATACAGCAAAAATAAGAATTGACTATACTATAACAGATAGCACCTTTAACAATAAGGATTTTGTTATTATCAATATTTAATATAAATGGCACAAAGAAGAATTTCATACGCAGATAGGGACTTTGAAGCGTTACGTCAAGACCTTATTAACTACACTCAGGAGTATTATCCTGAATTAATTGACAATTTCAACGATGCGTCGGTATATTCTGTATTTTTAGATTTAAACGCCGCTATCGGTGATAATTTACATTATCACATGGATAGGAGTATTCAAGAAACTGTTCTTCAATATGCTCAACAACGTTCATCGATTTTTAACATAGCCAGAACTTACGGATTAAAAATACCCGGTAATAGACCTTCAGTATCACTTTGTGATTTTTCAATTACGGTACCTGCCTTTGGTGACCAAGAAGATACTCGTTATTTAGGAATATTAAGAGCGGGTTCACAAGTGGTTGGTGCTGGACAAACATTTGAGAATGTGTTTGATATCGATTTCTCTTCACAATATAATAGTGAAGGGTTTCCGAATCAGACTAAGATACCTAATTTTGACTCCAATGGTAAACTATTAAACTACACAATAACTAAAAGAGAAGTGGTTGTTAATGGTATTACTAAGGTATTCAAAAAAATAATTACACCTGCAGATGTAAAACCATTCTTTGAGTTTTTCTTACCTGAAAAAAATATTATCGGTGTTACGTCAGTAATTCAAAAAGATGGAACATCATATCAATCAGTACCAACATCATCTGAATTTTTAAGTTCACCTGATAGATGGTTTGAGGTTGATTCTTTAGCTGAGAGTAGTGTGTTTGTTGAAGACCCAACAAAACCCGCAGACAGACCCGGTATTAAAGTTGGTAGATATATTGAAACGGAATTAAGATTTATAACGGAATATACACCTGAAGGATTCTTAAGAGTTCAGTTTGGTAATGCGACAGTTACTGCCGACGAACAGTTGGCTCAATTCTCAAGAGTTGGGGTACCATTAAGAGTTCAAGATTACCAAAATAATATTGGTTTAGGTAAAACAGTAAAAGCAAATACTACACTATTTGTCCAATATAGAATTGGTGGTGGAACTGTTTCAAATATTGGTGTCAATTCTATCAATCAAGTTGGTACGGTTAACTTTTTTGTTAATGGGCCTTCAGCAAATATAAATCAACAAGTTGTTAATTCATTAAGAGTTAATAACGTGACTGCGGCAATTGGTGGTGCAAATCAACCAAACATAGAAGAAGTTAGAAACATGGTAACATTTAACTTTGCATCACAAAACAGAGCCGTAACAGTTAATGATTATTATGCATTAATTAGAAAAATGCCAGGAAAATTCGGAGCACCTGCCAAAGTAGCAATTACTGAAGAAGATAACAAAATTAATATTAACATTGTCTCTTATGATTCAACTGGTAGTTTGACACAATCAGTTTCAAATACTTTAAAAACAAATTTAGCAAACTATCTATCGAATTATAGGATGATTAATGATTATATATCAATTAATGTTGCTCAAGTTGTTGATTTAGAATTTGACATATCTGTTGTAATAGATGGTGCTCAAAATCAAGGGGAAGTTATTACAAGAGTTATTGATAAAGTACAAACAATTATGAGTCCCGTTTTTAGAGAAATGGGGGGTAATGTTTATATATCCGAATTACGAAGTCAGGTACAAGATGTTCCTGGTGTGATTTCTATTACAGACCTTAAAGTATATAATAAAGTTGGTGGTCAGTATTCATCCTCAGAAACTTCACAAAGATATGCTAATAGTGCTACAAAAGAAATTTTATTAATTGATGATACAGTATTTGCTGAACCATCACAAATTTACCAAGTTAGGTTCCCAAATAAAGATATTAAAGTAAGGGTTAAAAACTTAAAAACGGTTGATTTCTCTTAATTCATTTACATAGATTTTTAGTAAGTTATTTTGAAAATAGATAAATAACTATTTATCTTAAAAGATTTTCTATGCCCAAATCATATCGTCTACGTACACAATTAGGTGTTGACCAAACAATCAGATTAAATGTTGAACAGGATTTCGATTTCTTGGAAATATTATCCATGAAATTAACTCAAGGAGATGCTTATACTCGTTTCTGTGCGGACTATGGTGTGGTTGTTGGTCGTGTCGTAGCAAATGGGGGGTATGGAGTACCAAATGCAAGAATTTCTGTTTTTGTTCCTGTTGAAGATGTTGATTTATTGAATCCAATTATATCCTCACTTTATCCATATAAAAGCCCCGCAGAGAAAAATGAAGATGGGTACCGATATAATTTATTACCTTATGACCAAGAATATGGTGGACACACACCTACGGGTACTTTCCCAAACAGAGAAGATTTACTAACAAGACAAGAGGTATTAGAAATTTATGAAAAATATTATAAGTATACCGTAAAAACTAACGAATCGGGTGATTTTATGATTGTGGGTGTGCCATTAGGTATACAGACACTTACAATGGATTTAGACCTATCAAATATGGGTGAATTTTCACTCAGACCGCAAGACTTGGTTAGG